AAATTTCTGAACCTATGATCTTTGAGTTTCAATCTCGTAACGGACAAGCAAGAGTTATAATGACATTTTTTCTGCCTGAATCACTATTAGAAAACAATGAAGTTGAACTATCAAAAGACGACATTCTTTATATGGTAAATCCAAATCAAGGATTTATTATAAAATATAAAGAAGCGATGGAGAAATTCTTCATTGATGATGAGGAAATAAATATGAAGCAATTAATGATCCAAGCTTTCCTAGAATTAGATCCAGAAGAAAAGGTAATACATTAACTTTAAACATCAACACCGGGATACTATCATCTGTCAAGCCCTTTTGTCAACAATTATTATGGTATAAATGAATGAGCACCAAACACTACATTAACAACAAAGATTTCCTCAATGAACTTATTGCTTACAATGAGCGTAAGAAAACTAATCCAGATGAACCAATACCAAATTATATTGGTGATTGCTGGATGAAAATTGCCGAAGGACTATCACACAAACCAAACTTTATTGGATATAGTTACAGAGAAGAAATGATATCTGATGGTATTGAAAATTGTTTAATGTACTTTGAGAACTTTAATCCAGATAAGTCATCAAATCCGTTTGCTTACTTCACACAGATTATTTACTATGCTTTCCTTAGACGTATCCAAAAAGAAAAGAAACAACTGTATATAAAATATAAATCAACTGCACATCATGGTGTACTTGATGATTTTGAAATGACTGATTTAGATAGTGGTTCAACAAAACAATTTGAGTTGTATGAAAACATTGCCGATTTTATTGAGACTTACGAAGAAAGTCAATTAAAGAAAAAGTACGACAAGAAAGCTGCAAAGAAACCAAAAGGTATTGAGGCTTTCTTTGAGGATGAAGTAGAAAAGATTAATACCGAAGAAAACACTTGACATTATGAGTCTGTTAGACTATAATGAGGATAACCTGCTTAAGGTTTCATCCATAATAAAAAGAAACCTAACACCAGATTTATTACCAAAAAAATGGTGGAAATTAAATATGACCAATCCAACTTTTGGTCATTTCCATAATGCATCTGGTGCTCTTTATAAAATATTTGGTCACAGGCATTTACACATGTATCGTGCTAAAGATGACCAAGATATTTGGCATTGGTGGGTTATGGATAATGATAATAGGATTATAGATTTGATTTCTGAGCAATATACGAATAGAGGCAAAACTCCGCCGTACGCAGAAGGACAAAAGTCTGGTTTATTGAATTTTGAATATAGAAAACGGGTTCTTAGGTTAACAGATAGAGTAATGTACGAATATGAAAATTGCGATAATAACGGACCAACATTTCGGTGCTAGAAATGACTCTCAACATTTCTTGGACTACTATGAGAAGTTTTACAAAGAAACTTTCTTTCCAACACTAGATGAAAATGACATAAAAACTGTATTGATTCTTGGCGATACATTTGATCGCCGCAAATACATTAATTTCTATTCATTGAAACGTGCAAAAGAAATGTTCTTTGATCAATTATTTGCCCGGGGCATTGAAGTGCATATGTTGGCAGGAAATCACGATACATATTTCAAAAATACGAATGATGTGAACTCAGCAGATTTGTTGTTGCAAGAATATGGCAATATCAATGTTATTGATAGTCCAGCTGAGATATATGTTGGTTCACACAAAATTTGTATGATGCCGTGGATATGTCCAGAGAATTATGATGATTCTATGCAAACATTGAAAGAAACAGAAACATCTATCTGCATGGGACATTTTGAGATTGCTGGATTTACAATGCACCGTGGTATGACTTCTGAAGAGGGATTAAGCCGTGATTTATTCCGTAAGTTTGAATTTACATTTAGTGGACATTATCACCACAAATCTGATGCAAACGATATTTACTATCTTGGTAATCCGTATCAATTAACGTGGCAAGACTATGGTGATCCAAGAGGATTTCATTTGTTTGAGCTAGATAGTAAAGAACTAACTTTCATACAAAATCCAAACACAATGTTTAATCGTGTCATTTATGATGACAAGTCTGAAACAATCAAAGAAATTAACAATAAAGATGTAAGTGCATATACCAACACATATGTTAAAGTTGTGGTGGTAAATAAAACCAATCCATATCTGTTTGATCAATTTATGAACAAACTTTATAATGTCAATCCTATTGATATTACCATTGTTGAAGATACAATTGACTTGACAGAAGGTGTGGATGATGATAGAATAGATGAAGCTGAGGATACTATTACTATCATCAATAAGTATGTCGATACCCTTGATAATGAAGGTATCGATAACAATAAACTGAAAACGATGATGCGTGAACTATATGTTGAAGCATTGAATTTAGAACAAACTTAAAGGAAAAAACATGAACGAAACTGCACAAGACGTTATTTCAAAAGAAACACAACCAGAACCATCTGTTAACTTGACATTGAGTGTGTCAGAAGTTAATGCAATTTTGGCTGCATTGGATGAAATGCCACATAAAATGAGTCGTAGAGTAATTGATCTTGTAATTCAACAAGCACAAGCGCAACTGCAACAACCTGCATAATTTTAAATGATTAAATTTCAAACAATTCGATGGAAGAACCTGTTAAGTACAGGCAATTCTTTCACTGAAGTTAGACTTGATAGATCACAAAATACCTTAATCGTTGGCAACAACGGTGCAGGTAAAAGTACAATCTTAGATGCATTGTGTTTTGCACTATTTGGTAAACCATTTCGCAAAATTAACAAACCAAACCTTGTAAATTCAATCAACAACTCAGATACTTTGGTTGAGGTGGAGTTTACTATTGGTAAGAAATCATACAAAATTGTACGTGGAATTAAGCCTAATAAGTTTGAAATTATTTGTAATGGTGTCTTACTTAATCAAGATGCCAAAGCAAAAGATTATCAAGATTATTTGGAGAAGTCGATTCTCAAGTTTAACTATAAGTCTTTTACACAAATTGTTATTCTTGGTTCGGCTTCTTTTGTTCCATTCATGCAGTTAACTCCTGCTGATCGTAGAACTATTATTGAAGAACTTTTAGATATTCAAATTTTTACATCAATGAATGGATTGATTAAAGAGAGAATGTCTGCCATCAAAGAATCTTCTACTGAAAACAAGTATGCTATGCAATCCGTATCCGAAAAGATTGAGATGCAAAAGCAGAATATTGAAGAACATAAGAAAAATAACGAAGATGAAATTATTAATAAAAAACAAGAACTTCAAACAAATGAAGAACATATTGTAAAACTAAACAAAGATATTGGATTAATCCAAAAACACATTGATGCCTTGCAAAAGAAAATTGATGATAAATCTGTTGTTGAAAGTAAAAGTAAAAAATTACTTCAATTGGAGGCAAAAGTAGAATCATCAATTACCAATCTTGGCAAAGAACTTGTTTTTTACCACAATAATGATAATTGTCCAACTTGTAAACAACACATTGCAGATGATTTCAAGAAAAAGCAAATTGAAGAAAATGTTTTGAAAACAAATCAAAAGAAAGATGCGTTGAAAGAGTTGGATGATGAGTATACAAAGTTACAAGCTAGACTGACAGAGATATTGGCTATATCCAAACATATCACAGAACACAACAATGAGATCGTTAAACACAACTCTACAATTACATCTGTCAACAACTACATTACAAAGTTAAACAAAGAAATTAAAGAGTTGAGTGACCGCAAAGAAAATCTGCTGGAAGAAAATGAAAAACTAAAACAGTTCAAGGCTGAGTTGGCTGATTTGTTGGCAAAACAAGAACAGTTATCTATTGACAAACATTACCATGATTATGCTGCATCTTTGTTGAAAGACAATGGTATTAAGACCAAGATCATCAAACAATATTTGCCAATCATCAATAAATTGGTGAATAAGTATTTGAAGGCAATGGACTTTTTTGTTAACTTCAACTTGAATGAAAACTTTGAAGAAACAATTAAATCTCGTCATCGTGATGAATTTAGTTATGCTAATTTCTCTGAAGGTGAAAAGATGCGTATTGATTTGGCATTACTGTTCACGTGGAGACAGATTGCTAAGATGAAGAATTCTACAAACACCAATTTGTTGATACTGGATGAAGTTTTTGATTCTAGTCTTGATGCAGTTGGTACTGATGAGTTTTTGAAATTGATGTATGAAATGGGTAATGAAACAAATATTTTTGTTATCTCCCACAAAGGCGACCAACTGTTTGATAAGTTTAGATCAATCATCCGGTTTGTGAAGAAAAATAATTTTAGTTTGATTGAAAAGTAAGGAATATAAAATGAGTGATACTTTCGTTTATGATACAAGTGAAATAGCAAAAACACCAGTAAAACCCGTTCAAGAAGTTAAAACTTTTGAATTGGTTGCTGAAGATGATCCAATATTGCGTCAAGTTATTCCTGAATTTGATTTTGGAAATCCTCCTGTAGACCCAAATGAATTTGCATCAACATTGGTTGAGACATGTAAGAAAAATAATGGTTATGGTTTATCAGCAAACCAATGTGGATTTAACCATCGTGTGTTTGTGATGGGCACAGGAGATGATTATGTTGCATTCTTTAATCCTGTATTGTTGGAAACAGAAGGCGAAGCACATTTGATGGAGGCTTGTTTGTCTTTTCCACTTTTAGGATTGCGTATTACCAGACCAAAAGAAATTACCGTAGGATATCAAGATTTCCGTGGAGAATATCATACCGCAAAATATGTTGGCATATCCGCAAGATGTTTTCTACATGAGCTTGACCACATGAACGGAATAGTGTATACTGATCTTGCAAAACCCTTGGCATTGAAATCAGGCATGGATAAACGTAATAAAACCATCAGAAATATGGCCAAGGCACAAGCTAACTATATTAATATGATGAAACAAAATAATGTCAAAACCAAAAATTGATTCTGTAGAAAAACAATGGTCTGATTGGCAAGAGAGTAATCCAACACATGAGCATATCGACACAGATGAATTAAAGAAAATTCTGATTGAAGATTTGTCTTATGCGTCAAAGATGGATGTTAAAGAATACACATTGTATCAAAAATGGTGTGAAGTCAAAGAACGTTATCCTGTTGAGAGTGTTTCCACTTTGTACGGCGAAGAGCTGCAAATGGTTAATCCTGAGCAAGAGAAAATCATCAAAGAAGTTAAGAAAAACTTTTGGATGCCAAAGTCTCCTGATGATTATGAAAAATTACAACCAGTACTTGAATTGTCGAATGGACCATTAGCCGAAACTTGGAATGCAGTTCGTACATTTTCTTCTACAATGAAGAATAATTCTAATATTGGCCGTAATCTTTTTTACACAGTCAAAGATAAAGTCACAAACAAATATCTTGGTGTAATCTGTATTTCATCCGACTTTCTAGACCTTACACCAAGAGATAACGCAATTGGATGGTCAAGAGATGTTAAGACACAGCAAAGTATGATTAATCACACGGCGATTGGTTCCACTATCGTTCCGTTGCAACCATTAGGTTACAGTTATATGGGTGGTAAACTACTTGCACTTTTGTGTTTGGCAGATACAGTACAGAAAGATTGGAAAGAAAGATATGGAGACACTCTTGTTGGCGTTACTACAACGTCACTCTATGGAAAAACCAAAGCCAACGGGTTATCTCAATACGATGGCTTGGAACATTGGCAAAAAATGGGATTCTCTAGTGGGTCAGTTGCATTTGAGCCTTCACGTTCTACTCGCAACATGGTATTTGATTGGATTAAAGAAAATGAACCAAGAAAATATTTCGAATGGTGGGCAGCAAAAAACCCACAAGGACTTCCATTGAAACGTGACCACAAAAACAGGTCACTAAACTTTGCATATTCTAAACTAAAGATTCCGAAAGAGTTGATTCGTACAGAACATCAACGTGGCATTTACTTCTCTCCATTGTATAATAATACAAATGAGTTTCTCCGTAAAGAAATTGGTGATGCAGACTTGGTCAAATCATTTGATACAAGTGAAGAAACGTTGGCAAATATTTGGAAAACAAAATATGCAAAAGGACGCATCCGTCAATTGCAAAAACAAAACAAAGTCTCATATGAAAACCTATTCTACGACTCATTGATATATTTAAGTTGGGAAGAAACTAAAGAGCGTTATTTACACCAGGTTGGCAGATAATTCAAGTATACCACAAATATGCTTGACAAAACTCATACATAATAGTATGATGATGATTCTCACGCAAAGTGAGTCTTTTTAATTTATAGGAGTTATATTATGGAACAGCTATCCGCAAAACAAAGAATCTTGGCAGCATTGAAACAAACTGAAGGTTACAACACCTTTACAGTTAAGTCTGCTCAACGCCGTTTTGGCATTAAGAATGTTTCTGCTCGTATTGAAGAACTTCGCAAAGAAGGTCATGTAATCTATACAAATTCACGTTATACTGAAAGTGGTCAAAAGATTAACTTCTATCGTCTTGGTACTCCAACCAAAGCGATGGTTAAAACTGCAATGAGTGCAGGTTATTCTCTAACCGCTTAATCTTACATGGGGCTTGGCTTTCGGGCTGAGCCCTATTTTTTATTGGAGAAAAAATGGAAATTAATATTAAAACTGAAGAATTGCGTAAGTATAGCATATTTGTCGCAACACCAATGTATGGTGGAATGAATCATGGCTTGTATATGAAGGCTTGCCTTGATTTGCAAGGACTTTGTATGCAATACGGCATTCAAGTTAAGTTTTCATTCTTGTTTAATGAATCTCTAATCACACGGGCCCGCAATTATTTGGTTGATGAGTTCTTGTATCGTTCAGATTGTACACACTTGTTGTTCATCGATTCTGATATCAACTTTAATCCACAAGACGTTATTGCAATGTTGGCGCTGGATAAAGAAGTTATTGGTGGTCCTTATCCAAAGAAAGCAATCAAATGGCGTTCTGTTAAGAGAGCAATTGAAAAGAATCCAGATATTGATTTGGGTGCTCTAGAAAAGGTCGCAGGTGATTTTGTGTTTAATCCTGTTAAAGGCACAGCACAATTCAATGTAACTGAACCACTTGAAGTTCTTGAAATTGGTACAGGCTTTATGATGATTAAACGTGAAGTATTCCCTAAGTTTGCTGCACAATATCCTCAATTGAAATATAAACCAGATCACGTTGGTCAAGCTAACTTTGATGGTACACGTTACATCCATGCATTCTTTGACACAACAATTGATAAGAATTCTGAACGTTATTTGTCAGAAGATTATATGTTCTGTCAGTGGTGGAGAAACATGGGTGGTACAATTTGGTTGTGCCCATGGATGAGAACTGCACACATCGGAACATATCACTTCCACGGAGATATGCCAGCAGTTGCAAATTACGTTGGAGAAATGTAATGTCTGAAAAAGGTCGTAAATTTGATGGGGGTAAACTCGAATATGGTTTGCTTCCTCCGCTTGCACTTGAAGAGACTGTTAAAGTTTTGACATTCGGGGCACAAAAATACGAACGTGATAATTGGCAAAGAGTACCGGACTCAAAACGCCGGTACTTTGATGCCTTACAACGACATGTATGGGCTTGGAAACAAGGTGAACAAAATGATTCAGAATCAGGCATTCATCACTTAGCCCATGCAATGTGTTGTTTAATGTTTTTATATGAGCACGATGTTAAGTATTCACTTGACATTGATCCTCGAACTGTGTATAATGAAGCACTCAATCGTGATCAAGATATTTAATAATGGAGTGATGAATGAAACTATCTAATGAAACTTTGGCCGTACTGAAAAACTTTTCAAGTATTAACCAAGGTCTTGAATTTAAAAAAGGTAATAAACTTACCACAATTTCACCAAGTCGGACTGTATTGGCTCAGGCAATTCTCAAAGATGATTTCCCTGAAGATTTCTGTGTATATGACTTGAATCAATTCCTGTCTGTGTATTCTTTGTTTAAAGATGCAACAGAATTGGATTTCGATGATGCAAATATCATCTTCAACGGTGGTCGCCGCAAGACTAAGTTCCGCAAGTCTGCTAAAGAAATGATTGTAACACCACCAAACAAAGAACTCAAACTCGACCAGATCGACTGTTCTTTCACTTTGGAAGCTGATGACTATTCTGATATTCTAAAGGCTGCATCTGTACTATCATCACCAAACATTGCAGTTAAATCTGATGGTGATACAATTGAATTGTTTGCGTATGATGCAAAAGATGATGCACAACACACCAACTCAATTAGTGTTGGTGAAGGCAATGGCAAAACTTATAAAGTTGTTTTCAAAACAGAGAACTTGAAAATGGTTCAAGGTTCTTATGAAGTACAAATTTCTTTCAAAGGTTTTGTACATTTTAAAAATACAAAAGATGACATTCAATATTGGATTGCATTTGAGAAAAACGAAAGTGAGGTCTAATATGTTGATTCCATTTATTGATGCGGAGACAGAAAAAACAATCTTTGTTAATCCTAAAAACGTATCTGTTGTCTTTGAGGGTGAGAATCCTCAAGGTATTCGTTTGACAATGATTAACCTCTTGAATGGTAGTGTTGCAACGCAGGAAGAATTCTTGGAAGTTGTTGGCAGAATCCAAGGAGAACTTTCTCATGGTTGATAAAGTACAAACACTCTATGGTGAATTTGATGAAAAGCAACTCAAATCATTAAAAGGTTATATTGACGAAATTATCGTTTGTATGGATCGTGCAAAATCAAATGCACAATCTATGAATGATATCATTAGTCTAGCAAATGATGAGTTGAATGTTCCCAAAAAAATCATCAAACGTATGGCAAAAGTCCAATTCAAACAATCTTTACCGACAGAAATTGCCGAATTCAAAGAATTTGAAGCCTTGATTGAAAGTATTAAGGACGTTAAATGAGTGAATCGGGTAATAATACCATAGATTTTTCTGGTAATTACTATATCAATACTGATAAAAAATATACTTTTTATACACCACCAAAGTATGTTGGTTATTATCAGATTGGTGATGATTACGGCTTGCGTGTTTCATTCACTAAAAAACCATTATGGTTTCACCGAACAATGATGAAATTTTGCCTCGGATGGGAATGGTCCGACGGCCAGGCACTTTAAGTTGACACAGGCTTTGGCCTGTGTTACACTATTTTTTTTATATCATGGAGTTTTTGAATGTCTGACCATATGTTGTGGGTTGAGAAGTATCGCCCAAAAACCATCGAAGATTGTATTCTTCCCGATTCATTGAAGTCTACGTTTCAGGAATTTGTAAATCGCAAAGAGATTCCCAATCTCTTGTTGTCCGGCACCGCAGGTGTCGGCAAAACTACTGTAGCAAAAGCCTTGTGTGAAGAAGTTGGTTGTGATTATATTGTAATCAACGGCTCTGATGAA